CTTCCTGATGGTCGTTCTTGCACTGGTGTCTCAATCGACAAGATTTGGTGGCAATGCAACGGCATGAAGGTGCAGATTCTCTGGGAGGCTACTGCTGACCAGTTCTGTATTGAGCTTGGCGAAAACCAGAGCGGCTACCACGATTATCGTGTTTTTGGTGGTCTCACCAATAACGCCGGTTCTGGGAAGACTGGTGACGTTGCTTTTACCACAGTTGGTCACACTGCTGGTGATACCTACACCGTCATCATGGAATGTACTAAAACCTTTGCATAAGGATTCACAAGATGAAAAAGCGTATGATGCGTGGCGGTGGTTCTGCCCGTAAGAACGGTGCCAAGATGATGAAGCGTGGCGGCTCTGCTAGTAAAAACGCTCCAAAAATGATGAAACGCGGCGGTAAGGTCAAAAAGATGGCTTCCGGCGGCGATGTCTCGGGACGGACCATGTCAAATGCAGACATTGCGCGGGCATTGGGCGAGAGTGGTCGCACCATTAGTAACAGAGACCGTGAGCGTATTATGAAGGCTCTGATGCCCGAGAGTGATCGCACCATTAGTGACAGAGACCGTAAGCGTCTGAAATAATGGCGACTTCTGGTTCAAAGAACTACACACCCTCTGTAGCTGATTTCATAGAAGAGGCTTACGAGCGTTGTGGTCTTGAGATTCGGGCGGGCTGGGATGCTCAGTCTGCCCGTAACTCATTGAACTATATGCTTGCCGACTGGGCTAACCGGGGCGTCAACAACTGGACGGTTACTCAGGTTAGTCAGACTGTCGCTACGGGAATTACTGAGATTCCTGCGGGGACGATCACGATCACCGTTGCTGACAGTTCTTCTTTTTCTGTCGCGGAAACCATTACTGGGGGCACCAGTGCTGCTACGGCAAGTGTCCTGAGCAAGCCAACCTCCACTACAATGAACCTGACGGTCCCTAATGGCACGTTTACGGCCTCAGAGACCATCACGGGTGGCACAAGTGGAGCGACCACTACGGTCACAACTGCCCCCAGTCTTGTAGACACTCAGAATACGATTGATATTGTTTCTGCCATCATTCGTCGTGACGGCAACGATATCAGTCTTGAGCGCATTGGCCGCTCAGAATACCTTCAGATTCCTGACAAGGATGCCAGCGGGCGTCCTACGCAGTTCTTCTTAGATCGCCAGATCACTCCGGTTATTAAGCTCTGGCAGGCCCCGGAGAACAGCACCGACACCATAATCTATGATCGACTCGTAAGAATGGATGACGCGGATGCAGCCCAGAATGACATGGGAGTGCCGTTTAGATTTTTCCCTGCCCTTGCCGCAGGATTAGCGTACTACACATCGATTAAACGCGCTCCTGAGAGAATGCAAATCCTGAAGGCTTTGTATGAAGAGGAGCTAATGCGGGCAATGGCGATGGATCGCGACCGCCCGTCGATGTTCATAAATCTCGGATACAGATACTAGCACATGGATTCTTCCCTGAAGGGCAAGTCCGTCGCCATCGTGGCGATGGGGGCCAGCAACGCTGACTTCATTAAACAATCGGCTTCCAAGGGGTCTCAAACGCAAGTAGCGGATGAGGTCTGGGCTATCAACAGCATGGCCGGTGTGATTCAACACGATAGGGTCTTTATGATGGACCCTGTGGCGCGGTTCTTTGATACGGAACTTGCCGGTCCTATGACCTTCGGCATGAGGGAGTGGCTCCCCAGACATCCGGGACCGATTTATACGGTTGCCTTAGACCCACGCGCTCCGGGCCTGAAGCTCTACCCGATCACGGAAGTCGTGGCAAAGATTGGGGTTCCTTACTTCAACAATACCGCTGCCTACGCCATTGCTTATGCGATTGCCAATGAGGTCAGGAAAATTGAGCTTTACGGGGTTGATTTCTCGTATGCTCACGACCGCCATATGGCTGAAGCGGGTCGCGGCTGCTGCGAGTTTCTGTGTGGAATGGCTGTCCGGTCATTTGGCATTGAGATTCAGGTTGGGCCGTCCAGCACATTTCTGGACGTTAATGTTCCTGATGAGGACAGGCTGTACGGATACCGTGATCTGCCCTTATATAATTACGGAAACAAGATCAAGTTAGACTATAATGACCAGAACAAACTATGGTCTGTAGTCGAAGTGGAGCCACCGAAAGATGGCATATGCTAAAGGGAAATACTCGTATGTAACGAGTGATCGTAGCGGGGTTCGTTACCTCAAGAGGGACGTTCGCCGTGAGTGGAACGGGTTCATTGTCGGAAAAGACGAATATGAACCCAAGCATCCGCAGCTTACGCCACCCCGCGTCGTTGCTGACCCAGAAGCAATCAGGAACGCCAGAAATGATCGGGTAGAGCCTCCGGTAGAGGTTCTTCTGAATCCCGACCCATTCCTTAGTTCAACTGCCGGTTCTGCTGTTATTACTGTAACAGAGATTGCTCATGGCCGATCCACGGGGGATGTTGTTGCCTTCCGTAATTGTGAGCCATTTGATGGGTTTTCTTCTGCGGTATTGCAGAACGCTTCAGGATATTCGATTACTGTAGTGGACTCTGATACATATACTTTTACGGCGTCTTCGGGCACCGCAACTGTTGGGTCTAAGAATGGTGGTGGCGATGTTGCCTCTGCTGGCCCGGTGACTGTGGAGGCATAAATGTCTTGGACTTTTGCAACCCTGAAGAACGCGATTCAGGATTATACGGAGAACGACGAAACCACTTTCGTCAACAATCTCAATAACTTCATTCAGATGGCTGAAGAGCGCATCCTGAAGGAGGTTCAGTTCGACGTATTCCGAAAGAATCAGACCGGAACCATGAGTTCTGGCAACAAGTACCTGACGAAACCGACTGATATCCTTGCGGTATTCTCTCTCGCGATTAAACCGGCCAGCGGGTATGTGGAGCTTCTCCAGAAGCACCCGACCTTTATTGCTGACTACAATCCAGACGATACGGTGACCGGGACGCCAAAATACTACGCTAACTTTGACGATACGACCTTTGTTATTGCCCCCACGCCTGACGCTAACTACACGGCAGAAGTGCATTACTTCTACCGCCCCAATAGTCTTACGGCTGGGGCAGAAGGTGGCACAACGTGGCTCAGCACCAACGCTCCCCTTGCACTGCTTTACGCGAGTCTTGTTGAGGCTTATACCTTTATGAAGGGCGAGCCGCAGCTTATTCAGCTTTACAATGAGCGTTATATTGAGGCCCTTGGCAGGCTGAAGAACATGGCTGAGGGGCTGGATCGTCAGGATCAATACAGATACGGATCACTAAGGCAGGCTGTTAGCTAATGTTTGATGTCCAGCTTGGGCAAGTAGAGATTTCTGTTACTTCTGGCAGACCGCACACCCCAGAAGAAATTGCCGAAATAGCACTCAAGAAGATTATTTACGTCGGAAAAGACTTGCCGCCTGAAATACAGTCTCAGGCTGAGTCATACAGAAAAAATCTGTACCATATTCTGCTGAGTTATATTAAGATGGGCGAAAGGGCTGAGCGTTCTCTTGTCTTGCAGGCCCTAGATCGTGCGGACATGAAAGACGCTGCTGCTTTCGTTAGGAGTTTGTGATGGCTATTACCACCGCAATGTGTACCTCTTTCAAAACAGAATTGATGGAGGGAACCCACAATTTCACCACTGGTGGCGATGCCTTTAAGCTGGCTCTCTATACCACCGGAGCGTCCTTGGATGCCTCTACCACGGTCTATGTGACTGGCGGTGAGGTAACAAGCACCAATTATTCGGCTGGTGGCGCTGCCCTTACCAAGGTATCGACATTTCCCAAGGCCACCGGGACGACGGCAATCACCGACTTTGACGACCTGACTTTCAGCACGGTAACTGTCGCTGCCCGTGGTTGCCTGATCTACAACAGCACGGATGCCAATAAGGCTGTTGCTGTCATTGATTTTGGCGGCACCAAGTCCTCTACGTCTGGCGACTTTACGGTTCAATTCCCATCACCTACGGCTACTGGCGCGATCATCCGAATCGCCTAATGGAGTAATCCATGGCGAACATAACGGGCTGGGGCCGCGATACATGGAGTTCTGGACCGTGGGGTGAGCCAATCCCGGTTGAGATTACCGGGGTTGCGGCTGCTGGTGGCGTAGGTTCCCTAACTGTATCTGCTGCTGCCGTCCAAGTCCTTGCGGGGGTTTCTGCTACTGGTGGAGTTGGCGCGGTTACCGTGTCCATTCCTGCCAGTCAGACCCTGTCTGGGGTTTCTGGGGTTGGTGCCGTTGGCTTCATTGCCGTTTCAGCAGATGCGGCAGTCACATCTGGCTCGGTATCAGCAACAGGGTCTGTAGGCTCCCCAACAGCAAGCGCCGGGGCTGGCGCTTCAGCTACGGGTGTTGCAGCAACTGGTGGTGTAGGGTCTGTATCAGCGTCTACTGACGTAAACCTCGTTGCATCTAGCGTTTCTGCAACAGGTTCTGTTGGCTCTCCCACAATATCGACAGCTACGGTTGCTCAGCCCGCTGGGGTTTCCGCAACGGGGTCTGTTTCCTCTGTCTCTGTGTCCATATCCATAACTGGAAATGCGACGGGGGTTGGCGCTACTTCGGGGTTGGGGGTCACTACACAGTCGGCTGACGCTAATCAGTCTGCTTCTGGGGTTTCTGGCGTATCCGGGCTTGGGACAGTTACGACTACGGCAGGCGCTAATGCTGCCGTTTCTGGTGTTCAGGGGGCTGGGGCTGTAGGTCAGGCGACAAGCGCAGTTTCATTTACTGTTCCCGTTTCTGGTGTTTCCGCCACATCTTCTGTTGGATCAGTATTCGTTAAGTATAGCTCAGTAATAACACTTCAATCTGTTGCTGGAATTACTGGGGTAGGTAGTGTAAATATATGGGGTCTGGTAGATGATGCTCAGACTGCGTCTTGGGCACCTACTTCGACTACTCAGACCCCGACTTGGGAGTCTGTGGATGATTCGCAGAGTCCGGGCTGGACTGACCTTGCTGCATAGAGAGATAAGCAATGCCTAGCACATATACTACAAATCTTGGCATCGAGAAGATTGCTACTGGCGAGCAATCGGGTACTTGGGGAAACACCACAAATACCAATCTTGATATTCTTGACCAGTCTATTGACGGCATCATCTCGATTACCCTTGCTTCTGCTGGCTCTAGCGGATCGCCAAATTCGCTCCCCATTACAGACGGGGCGGTATCAAATGGCCGCAATAAGTTCATCGAGTTTGTTGATGGCGGCGATCTTGGCGCGACGGCTTATGTCCAACTGACGCCCAACGATTCCGAAAAGATCGTTCACATCAGAAACAGTCTCTCTGCCAGCCGATCAATCATTGTCTTTCAGGGAACCTACAACGCCAGTAATGACTATGAAATTCTGAATGGCGAAGATGTCCTTCTGAAATTTGATGGCGCTGGTGCTGGTGCTGTTGTCTCTCAGGTATTTGCCAATCTTGCTCTTCCTTCGGTCAACATTGATGGAGGAACGATTGACGGGGCTACTATTGGCGGTAGCACAGCCGGTGCTGGGACATTTACTTCTTTAGACACAAGCGCCGTTAGCGGGATCATCCAGAGCAACCCAAGTTTCATTGACACCTGTCTCGTCGGGCCATCAGTTGATGGCAAGGCGTGGGCTGGCGCGTTCAGCAACGGGTCGGTTTGGACCTCACTAATGCTTGCAACGGTCGAGACCAGTGGCGCAAATGCCGAAGTCAACATCTGGGATTTGACGGCTGGTACGCTTGCGAGCGCAACGCCACTTGCGACGTTGACGTTGACGGGTGCCACGCCGACGAGCATTGCAGCAAGCATGGGCTATGTGATTGTCGGCACCAGCGACCAAGGCTTTCACATTGTTGACCCGCATGATGGGGCGTGGGCCGAGCGTACCGATGGTTGGCCGCGTTCGCTGACGGCAAGCACCACCCCCGCGCTTTCTGATAACAATGTTCAGTCTGTCAATGCGACGATTGCTGGTGGTGCGCCCTATGATCCGCGCACTGGTGGCTCTGTGCCAACCTTTGTTATCGGGCTTGGTGCCACAAAAGATTTCGACGGCATCATGGACAACGGCACAGTTGTCGCAGCCCCAGCGAACACATCTCTGAGCAACATTGTCGGCGTTCACAACGACTTTCTGATTTACGAAAGCAACACCGCTGGCAACACATACTATGGGTCTATTAGTTACGCGAGAGACAACGCATCATGGTCGATTGCAGCACTTGACGGGAGTGGTGGTTATCCTCTAACGGGCACAGTCAACACTATTCGTAGTGGCGCTCAACAAACTCTTGTTGGTCGTAGCGATGGCTTGATTAGCTACTTTGGTAGCTACTTACCCGGTTCTGTTTCCGCTTCAATTCTTGCGGGAAATAGAACATCTGAGGCGTGGGCAACCGCTGCTATTACAAATAGCTACAACTCGGGATATATGCCGGGCCAAGTTGACGCTTCTTGTGTTCTCGCCGCCCTTGCCAACTCAAAGACCGCTGATCGTTCCGGCAAATCCAACACGCTAACTGAGAACGGCACCATCACCGCAGCAGCGGTTGAGACTGGCGCGGAATTGATGGCATACAGCGGCTTTAGTGCCGGGACTAATTACCTAAGCCGCGCCCACGATACCGATTTCGATATGTCGAGCGGCGCGTTTTGTGTCGAGTTTTGGCTTAAGCAAGGGGATACTTCCGGCGGCATCGAATACGTGTTTGCTCGATGGAGAACCGATGGAACTGGCGCGTATTTCACAGCTTGGATTGAGACAACTGGCACCCTTAGCTTTCGCATTGATGATGGCAGCAGCGGAAACACAACCGGGTCGTCGGGTCTAATTGTTGATGATAGCGTTTGGCACCACATAGTGGTCCAACGGACCTCGGACAATTATCAAGAGGTCTATGTGGACGGCGTTCGGCGCGCCCGTTCCGACGCGACAGGCGTTACAGGGATCACCGACGCCTCGGCGGTTCTTCACATAGGTCAGCGGTCCGATGGAGCCGGAGCTTTGGCTAACGGTGAACTGTCCTTGTTCAGAATTACGAAGGGCGTGGCGTTGAGCGCCAATCAAGTGCGGCGTTCCTACGAAGCCGAAAAGGGCATGTTCGCCGCTAACGCGAAGTGCCTCCTGCAAGGCGCAAGCGACGCCGTCCTAGATGCCCGTGTTGACCCGCTGACCGGCAAGTACATCGTCACTCAGTCCGATACGCAAGACATCTTCGACGGACTGGCTATTGAAACTGAGCGCACCATCGCGGCTGGCGGCACCACGTTTGAGCACGGCCTGTTATGGGGCGATGCGGTAGCGGAAATCAACGACGCCAACCTGTTCGCATCCACTCCGGCAACTGACCAACGGCAAGTCAACGAGATGGTCCGTTCAATGGCGGCGGAACTTCCGGCGGGCGTTGATCTCAGCAAGGCGAAGGCTTGGTGCATTTGGGACATGAGCAGCGGCTCGGCAGTCATTCAAGCCAGTTACAATGTTGAGTCTGCCTTGCGAGTTGCGAGCGGTAAGACCAACATTTATTTTTCTGTGCCATTCAAAGACAGCGATGCAACTGGGCTGACGCATTACGTTGCTGTGGCGTCCTCGATTGCGTCCACTTACAACTGCGAACCCGCTGGCCTCTACAAGGATCGCGTGCTGGTTTATGTTCGCAATGACGCTGGCAGCTACACAGACCCGTCTTGGGTTTCGGTAATCTGCTTTGGAGAACTCGAAGATGAATAATCTCATCGTCACCGCTGATGGAGCGGTCATTCACTCTCTCAGCCCATCGGCCACCATCGCAAAGCTAATGGAAGCCAAGGCAACCCCAGCGACTTATGATGCTGATGGAGTTGAACTAACACCTAAGACTTACCCTGATGCTGCTACTGTTTATGAGGAAGTAGACATCGATGAGGTTGATCTACGCACACACAGGTGGCTTGCCGCTCTCTACGAAAGCGAAGAATGGGCTGCTCTAAGAGCAGAGCGTGATCGGCTGCTGGCGGCAAGCGACTGGGTTGTCGTGAAAGCGCAGGAAGCTGGCGAGGCAGTGCCTGCCGCTTGGCAAGCCTACCGCACCGCGCTGCGCGACTTGCCTGCCAACACCAGCGACCCCGCCAGCCCGGTCTGGCCGACCAAGCCAGCGTAGTGTTTAGGCTTGCCGCCATAGCGTTGTTGGCGCTGTTGGCGGGGGCAGCATACGGACAATCATGCGCCCCGCGAGAGTCTTTGGAGAAAGTGGTTAGGGATTACGGTGAGAGACAGATTGGGTATGGAGTAGATGGGCTATCTGAGAGTTATGTAACAATTTATGCGGCTAGTTCTGGGGCGTGGACTTTTTTAATGACCCCTAAAAATGAACCGAGTCTTCTTTGCATAGTCGGTACTGGCACTCAATTTCAAAATAATGATGGCGGAATCACAGGGGTTTTCAATGATGGCTCCATATTCAATGTCTCTTACTCCGCCAGCGGTGATTGGGTTTTGATGTACATGGACTCTCGGATAATGAGATGGCAGGAGCTTTCAAAGGGGTATGGCTGGGAGGCTGTTTCTGCTCCCGGACAATCTGCTGGTGATTAACTATGCCTCTCTTCTCAATGAAATTTCGTCCCGGCATCAACAAGGACCAAACTGACTACACGAACGAGGGGGGCTGGTTCGACAGCGACAAGGTGCGCTTCAACAATGGCCTGCCAGAAGTCATTGGTGGTTGGGAAAAGAAGACTACCAACAGCTTTCTTGGGTCTTGTCGTTCCCTCCATGCTTGGGTTGCCACTGACTCTGAGCTTTATCTGACTGTTGGAACGAACATCAAGTATTACGTTGACGAGGGTGGTGGGTTTTACGACATCACCCCTATCAGAACGACTACTTCTGCGGGCGCTATTACGTTTGCTGCGGTAAATGGGTCGTCAACGATCACGGTAACCAATGTAAGCCACGGCGCTCTTGAGAACGACTTTGTGACGTTCAGTGGGGCGGTCAGCCTTGGTGGTCAGATTACTGCTGCTATTCTTAATCAAGAATATCAGGTTGAAACCGTCATCGATGCAGACAACTACACTATTACTGCCAGAACCGTATCTAGCATTGTAGATATTACGGTTGGCGGGGTTCTTGTCCCAACCACGGTAAATGCTGATGGTTCTGACACCGGCAATGGGGGGGCATCTGTAGTTGGCGTTTACCAGATCAACACGGGCCTTGACACAACTGTTGCAGGGACGGGCTGGGGTGCTGGCACTTGGGGTCGTGGCACTTGGGGTTCCGCCGCTACAAGCCCGACGACTGGTCAGATACTTCGACTTTGGTCAGAGGATAACTGGGGTGAAGACCTGATATTTAATCTCAGGGACGGTCCCATTTATTACTGGGACAAAAGTTCCGGGACCGGTACGCGGGGCGTACTGCTAAGCAGTTTTGGTGGGGCTAGTGGCGTTCCAACGGTTAGCAGAAAGACGATTGTCAGCAACCAGCAGCGTCAGGTTGTCTCGTTTGGCGTTAATGAAATTGGCTCTTCCGACCAAGACCTGATGCTTGTCCGGTATTCTGATTTTGAGTCGGCGGTAAACTGGACACCGACCCTCGAAAACAATGCTGGACGGCAGCTTCTGTCTAACGGCTCCGCAATTATTACGGCTTTCGAGACACAGAAGGAAATCCTCATTTGGACAGACACCTGTGTTTATTCAATGCAGTTTGTCGGTGGAGACCTCGTCTACAGATTTGAGATTGCAAGTCTCGGGCCTAGCATCATTGGGCCAAATGCTGCCGTGTCTGCTGACAACGCCGTGTTCTGGATGGATAGGGAGGAGTTCTACGTCTACACAGGCCGTGTGCAGCCGATCCCCTGCACCGTTAAGGAGTATGTCTTTAACGACATTAACCTTAATCAATCTCCAAAGATTGTTGCTGCCTTCAACAAGGATCACAATGAGATTACTTGGTTCTACCCAAGTGCTGACAGTGAAAACATCGACAAATACGTCACATATGATTTTGGTCAGCAAGTGTGGACGATTGGCACCCTTAACAGAACCGCTTGGCTTGAGAGCGGGCTGTATTCGCAGCCGGTTGCCGCTGGGACTGACGGCTATCTCTATTACCAAGAGTTTG